GGCGACTTGCCAGCAGTATTTCGTCAGCCAAGCAGCGCTGGCGGATCGCCTTTGGCTGGCAAGCGGTAGAGACCACCGCCAGATGGTGCTGATGACGGGTGACGAAGGGACTGTAAATGAAGATGCCTTCGATTTCCTGCAAGGCTTCGCCATTTCGAATGATCTTGACGTTCTGATCTTCGACCCGTTGGCCAACATGACCACATCGCCTGAAACAAACGACGTTTTCCGGCTGTTGACCGCCAGATTGAACACATTGGCCGGGAATACCGATACCGCCGTCCACATCGTCCACCACACGCGTAAGTTGCAACCGGGTATGGCGGCCACGGATAATGACGCCAGAGGCGGCAGGGCACTGGTAGACGGTGCGCGTTCCGTCAGGGTTCTGAACCATATGTCCGCCGAAGAAGCCGCCAAGGCGGGTCTGGAAAGCCATATCGATCACTTCCGGTCAGAAGATGCCAAGGCAAATCTGGCCAGACGGTCGGAACGGGCGTCATGGTTCGCCCGAATAGGCGTCAAACTGGAAAATGGCGACAATGTGGCGACGGTAGAACCATGGCAGTGGCCGGACGCCTTCGACGGGGTTACGGAAAGTGATTTGCTAAGGGTTCAGCAAGCCATCGAAAGGTCAGAACGTCCCGCCAGAAGGTCACCGCAAGCCAGGGACTGGGCAGGCAATATCGTCGGCGATGTGCTGGGTCTGAATATGTCGGACCAGAGTGTCAGAGCGCGGGTCAGGGTCATGCTGGAGACATGGATCAAGAACCACGCATTCAAAATCGATGAAATCAAGGACACCGAAAAGGGTCGAAAAACACCCATTTTATTGGTGGATAATTGGGTCGATGTGGAGTGATTTCCCCCACTTACCCCACTTAACCCCCACCAAACTCCACCAGGTGGGGGAAGTCCCTCCTTACCTCCCCCACCACCACCTATTTTATATAGGTGGGGGTGGTGGTGGTGGGGACGTTTTTTCATGGCGGAAAATTGATCGATTTTACCCCACCTCCCCACCCACGGCGGACAGGTGGGGTAAAACTGCCAAATATTTTCCCGTAATTAAATACCCTATTTAATGGGGGAGAAATGATGACGCAAAAAAAGCCTTCAACTGATGAAAAAGTCGATATCAGGTCAAGAACCTGGTCGAAGGCCGATTGGAGCCGTGTTCAGTCCACACTTGACGGGGTCGACGCGCTGGCAAATGAAATGGAACACAAGTGGGGGGTGGGGCGTCTGAGGTTGTTGGTTGATGATGATCTGCGCGCCAGGTTCGACGAACAGGCGCGGTTGTGGAACCTGTCGCTATGGGAAGGCGCTAGCCCGAGCCTTGACGGAAATAGACCCACAGCCGCTGAAGCCATCCACCATGGACAGGCGATGAGGCGTGGCTGGGTTGCTCTCGACAAGTGGGCTACGACTAATAGTTGCAGGCCATTAGTACCGGCGGTGTGGGAGGTGGGTTTAGCTGACGGTACCGTGGCGGCTATTACCAGAACAAACGCGGAAGCGGCGGCAGCAACGCGCGAAAATAGGGCAATGCGCGTCTATACGCTGGATGAAATAGGCCGACTTCTTTCATCGATTCCCAGCATTGCCAAGGTCAAGAAGCATTTCCCTGGCGCCGAGGTGACCGCGGTCAGGCCGGAATTGCCTGAATTGCCGCCGGATGGTGATGAATTTCCTGACATTTTCGCTGCATGACTGACGCTGACGAACTAAAGCCAACCAAATACCGGCAGCGTCACAAGCCAGTTGATGTGCCGGGGCCAGCTATTGTCAGGGTTGACAAGCAAATCAAGGATGTTGATGGCAATATTGCGGCGCCATTCGTGGTGCGTGATGCAGTGGCAATCTTGGAGCGGGCTGGCAAGCTAGACCAACCGGCTGCCGATGCAGCGCGAAAGTTCGGCGAAGACTTCGCTACGGCGGCTTTATCGGGGTATCAGACGGTTGACCTGGCCCGGCCTATAGGAGGTGGCGGACAAGGCACTGGCGGGCCTACAGAGGCCGTTTATGGGGCCAGGGAGAGGGTCTGGAGGGCATTGCAGGCGCTCGGTGGCATCGGTGCGCCCGGAGCATCTATCTGCTGGGACGTTCTGGGCATGGGGTTATCAATCAAGGAACATTCTGAACGTACGATTTTCGGATCACGGTCTTTAGATCCGCGTACTGCGACGGGGATCTTGGTCGGAGCGGCGCATACGCTGTCGGTACACTACGGGTTTTAATAGGGAAAAGATCCATTCCTTTATAGGGAAATTCACTACTCCTCCAATAAGAGGTGTTTTTCCCGCAAATCGTCGGAAAATAGAGCTATTTCACCGCAAAATGTCGAAAAATAGAGGTTAGTGTCGTTTTCCTATAAGAACCTCGAGGTTGGGGACGTTTTCCTATAAGAACCCGGCAGTCGGCTCTAAACGACGCACACGTTATGCGTGTATTACGAAGGTTGACGACTACCATTTTAATCGGTTAGGTTTGCCACAATTCTTTTTCTACGCCCAGCAACCGCTGGGCGTTTTGCGTTTCGGGGGACAGGAGTCAAGTATGGCCGGAACGGGTAATCAAAAGTTGACGCCGAAGCAAGATGACTTCTGCCATAAGTTCTTGGAGCTGAAGAGCGCAAGCGCTGCATACAGAGCGGCATACGATGCCGAGAAAAGCCGACCAGAGACAGTCCATAGGAATGCGACGACTTTGTTGAACAACACCAAGGTTGCAACACGACTGGATGAGCTAAGGGCTAAGGCTGACCAGTACACGGAAATCACGCTGGAAGAGGTGTCTGGAGCGCTGAGAACTGCGCTTGAGATGGCGCTGGAAACTGGTCAGGTCAGTGCCGCCACGGCGGCTGCAATGGGCCTGGGCAAGCTGGGCGGCCTGGTCACCGACCGGCAGCGGATCGAAACCGTCGACGAAGGCCAAGCGCACCTGGAAGCCTTGCAAGAAATGGCAGAAAACCGCGAAAAACTCAATGAAGGGCTGAAGGTAGTCAATGGTGGCAGGCAGTGACATAATACTGACGATATTGTGTCACCCCTTGTTTTCAATGACTTACGGGCAATTCGGGCGGCCAGGGTAAATCCCGGCGGGTTTTCGGCCTTGAAAACCGCCATTTTCGATGACCCCCCCCTTAGAGCGACGGGCCGGGGCGGTTGTGATTTGGATACCCCCCACCCATGTCTGACATCATATTTTTGACTCCTCCGAAAAAAAATCCAGATTTATCTACCGGGGTCTGCGATTGCGGTAACGACACCTTCCACACGCTATTCGGCGAGGAAGACCCAGAGACCGAGCTATGTCACCTGATCGCGCTGCAATGCAGTGATTGCGGCCAGGAATTGCGTGCAAACGAACACAGATATGACGCCTAAATTGAAAGCCAAGGCCACCACGGCCTATAAAACCTTCCTTGACCAGTACAGGTCCGACCCGGTCGCCTTTGCCCAGGATTGCCTACAGTTAGACCCCCTGGAGTGGCAGGCCAGCGTCATGGTCGCGGTTGCTGCCAGGGAGCGCCGTCTGACCGTGAGATCCGGCCATGGTGTCGGCAAGTCAACCTGCGCGGCAGGCTTGATGCTCTGGTATTTGTTAACCAAGTACCCCTGCAAGGTCACGGTGACGGCACCCACGGCCAGCCAGCTATACGATGCACTATTTGCCGAGGTTAAGAGCCTGATGAAGCGGCTACCGCCGCCGGTCGGCAAATTGATCGAGGCAACCAGCGACAGAGTGGTCTTGAAAGCAGCGCCGTCCGAGGCGTTTATCACCGCCCGCACGTCATCGAAGGAGCGGCCCGAGAGCCTCGCTGGCGTCCATAGTACAAATGTTCTTTTGGTAGCTGACGAAGCCTCTGGCATACCTGAAGAGGTTTACGAGAGTGCCGCTGGCAGCATGTCCACTGCCGGTGCGACAACCCTGTTGCTTGGTAATCCGGTGCGCAACCGTGGTTTCTTTCACAGAACCCACAACGAGCTGGCCGATAGCTGGCGAACATGGCACGTCAGCAGCGTCGATAACCCGCTGGTCTCGCCGGACTTCATATCGGACATGGCCGCCAGATACGGCGAGGAGAGCAACGCCTTCAGGGTTCGCGTACTGGGCGAGTTCGCCCTGGACGACGGCGAGAGCCTGATCCAGCCATCGCTGATCGAGGCCGCCATCGCCCGTGA